CATGTTGTTGTGGAATCTAAACAAACCCACAAACAAGCCAAGCCAACATGGACAGACATCATAGGTTCACCAGCTAACATCGCTGCTACGTTTCCTAATGGTGTTGAGGGTCAGTGGATTCCTGTTATTCCTGTTACAGGAACCACGGTTACAGCTAAACTAAACCGCAAATCGCTAGAGACAACGATAGCAAGAGAATCAACTGGTGACTCAGGGGTTACTTGGGGAGCTAATCCCGTGACATTAAACACTACACTTAATGAATGGACGGCAGCTTTTGGTGGGAGTTCTGTATATATAATCCACTACGAAACCCAAGCTCACTTCACTCAGGATGAGTCGAACAGTAAGGTGTTGGATTTGGGTAGTGTGTTTGGTAGTAGCGACCATAGAATGGTATATGGAGGACTATTATCTGACTCCTTAGTAGGCAAGGTAAGTACAGTTTCTGGCGCGGATACTAAGAAATACAAGCCTGTTCTAGGTTTTACTCTTGATACATTTAAACTACACACCAGCTCCACTGTTCTCCCAGAGCATTCAGTAATGAATCTCGCTGGAACAGGTGCTGCAGTCAAAACCCTAGACTACCTATCCTCTGAGAACAACGTAGCTAAGTTATGCTATGCGTACAAAGAGATGAAGTTCGATAGTAGTGCTGACGCTATAGCTGATGCACAGGGCGTATCTTATGGTGCTTGGACAGCACTTACAAAAGGAACTATATATAGATTCTCCTCAAATGGTTCGATTACAGGTAATGATGTTGTTTACGCGCTAGCGGCTACAACTAATTCAAGGGCTTTTAATTCAGGGGATCTTTCACTAATTAACGGTGAGTTTGCAAACGCATCTGGCTGGTTAGTGTTATGGGACGGCAATGGCTTCGGTGATAACAATAAGTTTGAAATCACTAACAACCAATCCACCCTAACTGATGACAACGGCAACACAGTCCTATACGGAACTGCATCGTTCAACACACAACACTTCGTAATTGAGGAATAACCCTATGTACACATTATTAACAGACGTGCCTAGCGTTATCGCTGAGTTCTATGAAGAAGTTGTTAAGTCGGAGGCTACGGGTAACACCGTGGCTGAGGCGTACACTTACATGGATGAAGAAGGTGCTGAACAATCTGGTGAAAGGCAAGTCGCTGAGTATGCTGATGTAACTTACGTTGAGCAGGTAGCACGTCCTGAGACTAAATCTACGGCTGACTTGGAGCGTGTTATCGCACTAGGTAAGCCAAAGGCTGTGCAGGATAGCTTCTCGGCTATGGTGGCTTTAGGTGAGCAGTGGGCATTCTTTGATGCTTACACTGAGTTCCTAGCGGACACCTTAGCAGCTGAAGAGTTTAACGCTGACCTACCTGTAGTCTCTACAGATGAGGAAGGTGTTGAGACTCTAGCCGAGCCTAAAGAACTACCTACAGCACCAGTGGAGTCAGTGGCTTACGATGCCTTAGCAGCTAAATGGTCTGAGCGTAGAGCTTCACAATACCCAAGCCTTGCTAACTTTGCTGATGCTTATGTTAAGGCTCAAGACGGTGACGATGAAGATATGGTTGCCTATGTAGCCAAGTGTTTGAAAGTTAAGTTAGATAACCCTAAAGACGTTAAGGATGCGTAAAGCTAACGAGCCTACTTGAGATTCTCTTGTAGGCTCTTTTACTACTAGAGATGAGTGATATGGAAGTTAATGCTAGATTTGATAGACTGGAAGCTAAGATAGATAAACTAGCTGATGCTATGGTTAAGCTTGTAGAGATAGACACCAAGATAGACGGTCTAATGTCACATAACAACACACAGGATATACGTTTGAACAACCACAGTAAAGAGATTGACGGCCATGCTATTAAGCTGGCTCTAGCAACTAAGTCAAGCAGTGCTAACGAGTGGTTCATCCGTTTACTTATAGCTGCCTTAGTAACAGGTGTAGCTATTATGATGAGAGGTTAATATGGGCGCATTCAGCGTACTTAGTATGGTCACGGACATCTTTAAGCCTGCCGCTGCCCTTATAGATAACTTACATACTTCCGATGAAGAGAAGTTAGTACAGAAAGCTAGGCTACTGGAGATACAGGCCTCTGCTGTAGACAGCGCTACTGAGTACAACCAAGCTATCTTTGAGGGTCAAGCTAAGATTGTAAACTCAGAGGCTGTCAGTGGTAATTGGTTAGCTGCTAGTTGGCGCCCAATCACCATGCTTACTTTCGTAGCTATCGTAGTTGCTAAGTTCTTAGGTTACTCTTCTCCTAACATGACACCTGAGGATTACAATCACTTATGGACATTAATTGAGATAGGTCTAGGTGGTTATGTCGTAGGGCGTAGCGTAGAGAAAGCAGTCAAGACTTGGAAGAAATAACAAAGGATTCAACAGAAGATGAAAACATATAAGCAAATGGTAAACAACATACTTATACGGCTACGTGAGCGTGAAGTTAACTCTGTTTCCGAGAATAGCTACTCCAAGCTTGTGGGTCTGTTTGTACATGATGCCATAGAGATGGTGGAGAGCGCATGGAACTGGTCTAACTTACGTGACACCATGACCGTAGACACACAAGCAGGTGTCTTTAACTATGTACTAGTGAACTCAGGTGATAAGTCCTCTGTTCTTGACGTAGTGAATAATACAAGTAATAGCTTCATGTCCTACAAGACACCACAATGGTTCAACACTGCCTACCTTACGAATACACCAGCAACAGGAGCACCACAGCACTATGTCTTCAATGGCTTAGATGCTAATGGTGACACGGCTATAGATATATACCCTATCCCTGATGCTTCTTATCAGTTATTCTTTAATGTACTCAAGCGGTCACCTGATGTAATTAATGATGATGATAAAGTACAAGTACCTTTCTTACCAGTGCAGGCGTTAGCCTACGCTATGGCTCTTGAGGAGCGTGGTGAAGATGGTGGTATGTCTTCAGTATCAGCCAAGGCACTTGCGTCTAACTTCTTATCGGATGCTATTGCTATAGATGCCAGTAAGCATCCTGAGGAACTTATCTGGGAGGCGGTGTAAGTCATGGCTAAACAACTACTCGCAGCCTCCATAGCAGCACCAGCGTTCTTTGGATTAAACACTCAGGAGTCAGGTGTTACGCTACAGGAAGGTTTTGCACTACACGCAGACAACTGCATCATAGACAAGTATGGTCGTCTAGGGTCACGTAAGGGCTGGCAGACATTGACTACGGGAAGTACAGGAGTAAACCTAAAGGGCTTGTCCAACTTTAAGGATATTGCAGGCACTGACGTTAGGCTATCTTGGAATGACACTACATTCTTTAAAGGAACACAGACGCTTACTACAATAACACCTGACACTGATGATACTATCACAGAAGGTAACTGGCAAGCAGCTACGTTGAACGACCATCATTACTTCTTCCAACGTGGTTATGAACCCTTAGTCTACACTAATGAAACAGGGGCAGAAGAGTTTGATTCATTCAGTAATCATCCTCATCACCACAATAACGTACCTCATGGCAATACTGTATTAGCAGCTTATGGTCGTTTATGGGTAGCAGACACCACAGATAATAAAACAACAGTATACTTTACTAAGCTTCTTGATGGCTCTAACTTCCAATCGGGCACAGCAGGTTCTCTTGATATCTCAAGTGTTCTTACTCAAGGTGCTGATGAGATAGTGGCGGTAGGCGCACACAACGGCTACTTGATTATCTTCTGTAAGGATAACATTATCATCTATAGCGATGGTGATAACTTCCAAGGCGGCATGACAACTTCTAACCTAACCTTAGTTGAAGTAATCGAAGGTGTCGGTTGTATTGCTCGTGATAGTGTACAGAACACTGGTGAGGATATCTTATTCCTAAGTAACACAGGTGTACGTTCACTTAACCGTACAGTACAAGAGAAATCTCAGCCTATGCGAGACATCTCTAAGAATGTCCGTGATGACATGATTCAGGCTATCAATGGTGAAGTCTTAGCTAATGTTAAGTCAGTCTACTCACCTACCAATGCTTTCTACTTACTTACCTTCCCAGCCACTAAGCAGACCTTCTGTTTTGACACTAGACAAGCTCTAGAGGACGGTAGCTTCAGGGTAACCATCTGGCCTAAGTTGACACCTAAGGGTCTCCTATCGCTAGGGTCAGACCTGTTCTTTGCACAGCCTGATGGTATTGCTCAGTACAGAGGTTACCAAGATGATGGTGAGAAGTATGAGATGGCTTACTATAGCAACTACTTCGACTTGGACATGCCCAACGTAAACAAGATAGTTAAGAAGCTATCAGCCACTACGGTAGGAGCTACAGGTCAGACCTTTGCACTTAAGGTAGGCTACGAGTATAGCCCTATTTACTTCTCTCAGACCTTTGCTTTAGAGGCAGGAACAGTGTTTGAGTACGGTGTAGCAGAGTATGGTGTAGCAGAGTTTGCTGGGTCAGTACTCATCAATGAACAGTCAGCACCCACACAGGGAGCAGGTAATATCATCCAAATAGGTTTCACTACTGACATTGACGGTACTGCTATGTCACTCCAGAAGATCTCAATTTATGCCAAACAAGGTAAGGTACTTTAACTATGTCTAATTATATCAAAGCAACAAACTTTGCATCAAAGGATGCACTGACTACAGGTAACCCTCTTAAGACCGTCAGTGGTACTGAGATTGATGATGAATTTACTAACATTGCAACAGCTATAACAACTAAAGCCAACACAAGCTCCCCTGCGCTCACAGGGACGCCTACAGCACCTACAGCAGCCTCAGGTAACAGTAGTACACAAGTAGCCACCACAGCCTTCGTAGCGGCTGCTAGCCCTGCTATGGGTATTAACACGGTGATCATTGATGCTGCTACGGGCGCTACGGGTAAAGACATATATATTAATGACAATGCTCCTGCATCCGAGGGTAATATAGGAGATATTTGGTTTGAATATTAAAACTAAAACAGGTAGTGGTTGGGTAGCTGCTAAGCCTCAGGTTAAGCTAGCAGGTGGTTGGACTAAAGTTAAGAAAGCTTATAGTAAGGTAGACACGGGCTGGGAACAGACCTATGAATATGAATCAGTCTACACCTTCGCTGCTACTGAGCACACTGATGTAGACTTGGACTCTTTAGGATTAGATCGCTACCATAATGTCCGTGTAGTTATTCCTAGTGGTGCTACTTTGGTTGCCTCATCCACTAGCGTCTATGCGCTTAAGACAGGCACTAGTCATACTGCTAAGTTGACCATAGAAAACAATGGTGCTATCTTAGGGCGTGGCGGTGATGGAGGCAACGGTGGTTTAGGCTACTCATATAATGCAATTGCCCATGCAACTGACGGCACTGTTGGCGGTGTTGCAGTACATCTAGAGTCTGACATCACACTAATAAACAATGGTACTCTCTCAGGAGG